ACGGCGTTTATTGAGGCAGGGAAGAACCTGCCCCAGTCAGCCACAAATGTGGCAGCGAATGTCCTGGAGGCTGCCGAAGTTATTGGTAGCTTCCTAACTGGAAATTTCTTGGGAAATATTCCCAGGTCTGCCCGAGAAGCTTGGCTTGCGTATAGGTATGCCTATACTACTACCAAGTTAGACATTCGTGACTTCAAATCGACGTTTGATCGGCTTGAAGATCTGGTACACGTACCGCGTGTATCGACGTACGGCTCCTACGTAAGAGGTGGCACCGAATATCGAGTCGGCTACGATATTGATGTTGCCCAGATCATCCCAACGGATGTATCTACGACGCTTCGCAAGTTTGGCTTAGAGCTAAACATGTTGAATGTGTGGGATATGATCCCATTCAGTTTCGTCGCTGACTGGTTCTTGCCTATATCGGATGTCATTGAATATTTTCAAGACATGGATGCATGCAAGTATAATCCAGTCGATCTGTGGTGGTCTATTACGACGGTGATAGACGGCTTTCAGATCTATGTCCGTTTGCCAGGACGGAAACTATCCACTCTACCGTATCTGCAACTTAGTAGCGCTGGTTCTAGGACCATTGCATTACGAATTGCAGATTCGATAGCTCTCTTTGCACCATAGGTGCAGAAAGGAGGACCAAATGGCGTTAACAAGCTCATTTGCGTTCACAAACACTAGTGATTTGCTCACCAGTGTAACGATCACCGGCATCAAGCCTAAGACTAATTATGCGTTGATTGCCGAACAGCCTACCTATGTGGAGACGCAGAATAAGACTGCGCCCCTCGACCAAGGCGAGAGAATGACTTTTAGGTGCCAGGACGTCGACAAGGTGTCAACGGCTCAAGTCATTCAGAACCCTGGTAAGGTACGTAATGGTGTCCAGTACGTGGTAAAGCTGGAGGAAATCCTCCGGACGGTAGACGACGGTGGCAACATCGTCATGGATGAGCCCATCGTCATGTACCTCACAGTGCGGCACCAGAAAAGTGGTAATATCAAGGCATCGCACCTTGACACCATCTTCAAGCGCCTACTCGGCGCAATGTATGATGAAACCGCTGCTGAGTTTAGGTGGAACGATTTAATGCGCTCCGCCCTCCAGCCCGTTGAGGACTGAGAAAGGAGAATTCCATGAGCAGTAAGACTGTTGGCCAGAAGCTGGTCACCGCGAAGATCTGGGATAAGATCTCGGATCCAATCATTCAGGAGCTCAGTATCGTGAGCGGTGAATCCGCTCTTTCCATCGCCAAATGCGATGGTCATCAGGTCGCCACAGACCCGAACGAGTATGCCCAACGTAACTGGGTAACATATTACCTCGCTACGAATACCTGGTTGTTCCAGGCTAGGGAGATTTCTGAGCGTGGCTGCCTCGAGCTTCACGAGGCAATCCTGCAGAAGGGTTTGCTACCCATTATCGCAGAATGCGATAGAGTCGCTAACGATTTCGTGAAGAGCTACGCTCTCGACGATAATAGGCAAGATAAGGATATTCCACCCTACCTTGTCTACCTTCTGTCTGCGTGTGATGACGATAGGGTCGCGCTGCAAATGCTGCGTTACCTGAAACGGTTTTCACCCGATGGAGCCGATCTAATACTTGCGGAGTCTGTAAAATCTCTTATATCTTGCAATAGCAGGTGTAAAGATAATAACAGAAAGGGATTCCATGGTTGGGCGTCATATCGTCCTAACCGGAGTTCTTCATCCCCGTCAAGATATTGGATTGAACATATCCGGGATACGCTAGCAGAAATGCTTGACGGTTATCACCTGGATAGTACTCGCGGTATCTTTTCCACTGGTGTAGCTGCAGATGCACCCCGCCCTCTGGCGGAGAAGCTTTCGCAGTACGGTATGTGGGAGTGCTGCCTGTACAAGTCTCCACTGTATCCGATATCGCATGGTACACGAATTGCTTGGGAAGGAGAATCCTTCTCTAGTTCACTGTTCTGTGCGAAGGTTCAGGCGGTTCCAAAGTCGTTTAAGTCGGCTCGGGTAATCGCAGAAGAGCATGCATATCGTCAATATTATATGCAAGCCATACGTATGGAGATAGAACGGTGCCTCAAACGCAATGGTTATCAAGATTATCTTGATCTCCACAGTCAGGTCCGCAACCAAGAGTATGCGGATATCGGATCACGGATTGGGTGCTATGCTACTATCGACTTAAGTAGCGCATCAGATTCAGTGTCCAGATCGCTGGCGTATGAGGTACTGCCCCAGTGTCTTGTATCAGACGTTGATATGTACTTGCCGAGAACATTCTCGGTGGAGCGTGTGTCACGGACGATGCACATGTTCTGCACCTCCGGCTCCGCTGTGACGTTTCCTGTGGAGTCCGTCATTTTCCTCGCTATCGCTTTAGCGGTTCGTGAGGTAGCCTCAGCATTAACAGGCGAAGTATTTCTTCCGCCTGCAGTTTTCGGCGACGACATCGTCGTAGACGTCATGCTGTTTGACACGGTTACTGAGGTGTTGGAGCAGCTCGGGTTCGTAGTAAATACCACCAAGTCCTTTGGACCTGGGACATTGTACCGAGAGAGCTGTGGCTCCGAGTACATATGTGGCTACGATCTCAAGTCAAGGTACTGGCCTCGCACTACGTTTGTCTGGTCGCGGAAGCATTTGCCAACTGTAATTGGGCAAATATGTGCGTTGCAGCATAAGCTTTATGGGACGTTTGCTGCAAGGAAATTCCTTGCGCTCATCGTGCGGAGCTTAGAGCCCCGCATGACGTCACATATCGCAGGCACAGAGTGTGTCGACCTTTGGGAAAGTATTCCCCGTTTTAAGGTTAGACGTGCTCCCGGTCTCGAATCATGCGAGGATCCCCGCGCTGAGCGCGAGGTTCACTTGAATTTGAAGACCCGCTATCGTTATCCCAGCGTCGAGCCGACGGCTACAGGTTACAACCTGATGTCGCTAGTTGAGATGTGGAGATATTCCACGTTTCTGCGGCTCGGGCCTACTTTCGACGGCGAATTAGAACGGCTTCTTGGTGTGTCATCCAAGAACTCGCCACTCCACCACGACTGTGTGGACGGTGAGACGTTCTGGGGCTACACCGCTGAGTAAGCAGGTAGCCTGGAAGGGTTAGGTTCTTATCTAGCTCTATGTGGGAGGCGTATCCCTTCTTGGGATATGTAGCGAAG